AGTTTGGAGTCGTATTCGGAGATGAAGCACATGGAGCAAAAGCAACTTCGCTTATACAAATTCTTAGTAGTCTTACTGATTGTAAGTATCGCTTTGGCACTACTGGCACCCTTGATGGCACACCCCTCAACGAAACAACAATCGAAGGTCTCTTCGGTCCAAAATACAAAGCCGTTAGCACAAAAGATCTTATGGATCAAGGATACGTATCCAAACTCAAGATCAAGTGCATCGTCCTGAAGTATAATGAATCAACTAGCCATGCAGTCAAAGGAAAGACATATCAAGAAGAGATCGATTTCCTCATTCATTGCGACGCTCGAAATAAATTTATCAGAAACCTCAGTCTCTCGTTAAAAGGTAATAAGCTTGTTTTCTTTCGAATTGTGGATCATGGTAAAACACTCCATGATCTCATCACAAGAAGTACTGATCATAATGTTTTTTACATCGATGGCTCTGTTAGCGGTGATACTCGAGAATCGATACGAAAGGCGATCGAAGAAGAAGAAAACGCCATCCTCCTCGCCTCTCTAGGAACGACATCGACTGGAGTAAGTATTAATCGATTGCATCATATGATCGCAGCATCTCCATCGAAGTCAAAGATTAAGGTGCTTCAGTCTATCGGTCGTATGCTTCGCCAGCATGAATCAAAAGAGCACGCTGTCTTATATGACATCGTCGATGACCTCTCTTACAAATCCCATCAAAACTTTACTCTTCTACACTTTATTGAACGTACGAAGATTTATGACTCTGAACAGTTTGACTATGAAATCTATAATGTAAAGGTTTAATTATGATAAAAATATTACACTTGATTAGTGGCGAAACTCTTATCGGTGATGTTAAAAATGATACAGATATATCAGCGACATATATAATTGAACAACCATTTATGATGGATATTATCGACGACTCAGATGAAGGTTCTGGTGTTCGTATGGATTATTTGTTAGCATTTTCGAAAGATAACGGTGTACATATAAAGAAAAACGTTGTATTGTATGACTATAATCCTTCAGATAGAATGGAAAGATATTATAATAAACTCGTCGAATACACAGTCAAGCATGAAAATGATAAAATCCTAGAACAAACCCTCGAGGGCATGGAAGAGATGGATCGCAAAATGAAATCTTTTATAGCACAAAGACTCGTCGGAAAAAGTACAGTAAATTGAGAAAGTTGAATGATGATTAAAAAGAAATCGACTACCCATTATATCGATAATAAGTTATTCTATACCGAGATGGTCAAGTTTTGGAACTCGTGTCAAGAAGCTAAAAAGAATGGTGAACCGAGACCAGCAATTCCAGATTACGTAGGCAAGTGCATCATGTTGATCGCACAGCGCCTCTCAACTCGGCCTAACTTTATTGGATACTCATATCGTGAAGAGATGGTAGGAGATGGTATTGAAAACTGCCTGACATACATTCATAACTTCAATCCAGAAAAATCATCGAATCCATTCGCTTACTTTACACAAATCATTTACTATGCGTTCTTACGTCGAATTCAAAAAGAAAAGAAACACACATACATCAAGCATAAAGCTTTTGAGAATAGCATGATCATGAATACTCTCGTAGACATGGCACCAGAAGATCGATCACACTTCAATGCCGCATTTATCAATGTCTCAGAAAAGCTCGGCGAATTAGTAGAGAAGTTTGAAGCAAAGAAACCACCAAAGCCAGTCGAAAAGAAGGGCGTAGAGAAATTTATCGAGGACGAAGAAGATGAAGGATAATGTTCCAGCTCTGGTTCAACAGATCAGAGAAAACATGCTGAATGAAAAAACACCTGAACACATTCGGTATAACTACATGATTTCGATGGAACTCATTCGTGATTTTGCGGATATGTCTTTACGTGAATATTATGGTAACAAGAAGAAGATCTTTAAATGAAAATTGCTTTAATTACTGACACCCATTGGGGTGCTCGTGGGGATTCTGCGGCTTTCGCAGAGTATTTTAATAGGTTTTATTATGAACACTTCTTTCCGTACCTTTCTGCTAATGGTATTAGCCGCATTTTTCATTTGGGCGATATTGTTGATCGACGAAAGTATATCAACTTTGTTACAGCGAGAAATTTACGGCGATTCGTCGAACACTGTGATACTTCAGGAATCCGACTAGACGTTATCATCGGCAACCATGATACTTCGTTCAAGAACACGAACGAAGTCAATTCAATGCGCGAGTTGTTTGATCACTCGACGTATAACATTCACTACTACTCAGATCCAACAGAAGTCGATATCGACGGCTTGAATATTGCCGTACTTCCTTGGATTTGTTCTGGCAACTATGATGAAAGCATGGAGTTTATCGATAAGACTTCTGCGCAGGTTTTATTTGGACATCTTGAACTTGCCGGCTTCGAGATGTATAAAGGTGCAATAAATGATCATGGATTTAGCGCTAGCATGTTTGATAAGTTTGATGTCGTGTGTAGTGGGCATTTCCATCATAAATCCACGCGTGGTAATATCAATTATCTTGGCGCACCCTACGAAATGTCTTGGTCTGACTATGATGATCCAAGGGGCTTTCATATATTTGACACAGACACTCGTGAGCTAACATTCATACAGAATCCTTATACGATGTTTCAGAAGTGGTTCTATGATGATGCCAAATGGTCTAACTTTGAATCCATTAACGAGTTAGATTTCGATGCTGTTAAGGGTAACTACATCAAGGTGATTGTAAAGAACAAGAACAATCCTTTCTGGTTCGATACATATATTGATAAGCTCGAAAAGGCAGGTGCTCTTGACATTCAGGTGGTCGAAGACAATCTTAATCTTCAACTGGAAGATGACCGTGACATTGTCAATGAAGCGGAAGATACGCTCACAATCCTCACCAAAGTAGTCGACCAGTGGGATACTCCAGTCGATAAAAAAAGATTGTACAATTTCTTAACAACGCTGTATGGTGAAGCTTTAAGTGTGGAGTAATCATGATTTATTTTAATAAACTCCGTTGGCAGAATCTTCTATCGACTGGAAACCAAATGACTGAGGTTCAATTGGATCGCAGCAAATCGACACTCATTCTCGGTGAAAATGGCGCAGGCAAGTCGACGATCTTGGATGCGCTGTCTTATGTCTTGTATGGTAAAGCTTTTCGTAATATCAATAAACCTCAGCTTGTCAATTCCATGACAAATAAGAACCTTTTGGTTGAATGCGAGTTCTTAATAGGAAAAAACGCCTTTCTTGTAAAAAGAGGTATACGACCTAACCTCTTCGAGATCTATCAAAATGGTGTACTATTAAATCAAAATAGCTCTAATAAAGATTATCAAGATTACTTCGAGAAGCAGATATTGAAATTAAGTTTCAAATCTTTCAGCCAGATCGTAGTATTAGGCTCTGCAAACTATTTGCCTTTTATGCAGCTCCCAGCTCATGGGCGAAGAGAAGTCATCGAAGATCTTCTGGACATTCAAATCTTCAGTACGATGAACACTCTTCTCAAAGAAAAGATCATTGAGAATCGCAACGAACTCCACGAGTCTGATCATAAGATTAATCTCATCGAGAATAAGATCGAGTTGGCAGAGAAGCACATCGTATCTCTTCGTACCAATAATGACGAGCTCATCAAGGCCAAGCAAGGTATGATCGATGAACTCGAAGATCGTGTAGCAGAAACTGAAACTGCTATTCAAGTCGTGGCTGATAATATCTTGTCTTTGAGTGCACAGATCGAGGATCATGATAAGATATCCAAGCGCAAGCTAAAGCTACGTCAGATGGAGACCGATCTCGAGACCAAGATTCGTAAGTTTAAGAAAGAGATCTCATTCTTCCATGACCACGACAACTGCCCGACATGTCGTCAAGGTATTGATCATGGTTTTAAAGAAGAATGGATTAGTAATCGTACGAATAAGACGAGTGAAATCGAAGGCGCCATGGTCGAGATCGAGAAGCAGATGCAAAACATCGAAACTCGATTAAACGAGATCGCCGATATTAATACTCAGATCACTTCTTACAATACACAGATCACTGGTCATAATGCAGACATTCGTTCTTGGCAAAACTCGATTAAGACTCTGAATGCAGAGATCGAATCGATTCGTAATAATACTCTTGCGATTGACACAAGCAACATCGATGTCGATACTTTCAAGACTGAGTTAAAGAACACCAAAGCTCGTAAAGAAGAACTCACACATCATCGTTCGGTTCTTGAAGTGGCTGGTGTTCTTCTGAAGGACACAGGCATCAAGACGAAGATCATTAAGCAATATGTTCCTGTGATGAACAAACTCATCAACAAATATCTCGCAGCCATGGACTTCTTTGTTCAGTTCGAATTGGATGAAAATTTTAATGAAACTATTAAATCGCGTTACAGAGACGATTTCAGCTATGCCTCTTTCTCAGAAGGAGAAAAGATGCGCATTGATCTTAGCCTTATGTTTACCTGGCGGGCTATTGCTAAGCTCCGTAATTCTGCTTCGACCAACCTTCTCCTCATGGATGAAGTCTTCGACTCGTCGCTTGACGTCGGAGGAACAGAAGAATTTATGAAGATCCTCGAAGGCTTGACACAAGATACGAATACGTTTGTGATCTCACATAAGGGCGATCAGCTCTATGATAAGTTCCATAGCGTAATCAAGTTTGAGAAGCATAAGAACTTCAGTCGGATTGCAGCATGAACCAGTGGATTGCAATCATAGATAGTAGGATTATCAAATGATTAGAGATATTTTAATGCATACCGATTCTCTTTTGAAGGAAGAGATGCCTAAGTTTGACTTCGATAATCCGATCGTTAATCCTGTAGAACTCTATAACGATCTTGCTAAGACGATGATCGATGCTGAAGGCATGGGACTCTCGGCCAATCAGATTGGTGTACGTACTCGTATGTTTGTCATGCGCGCAGAGAACGTGATCGGTGTGATCAATCCAAAGATCATCGACGTATCATCAGAGATGGTGACACTCGAAGAAGGATGCTTGTCGTATCCAAATCTCTTTGTGAAGATCAAGCGACCGAAGTTTATTAAGGTTCGCTTCACACATCCGGATGGCACAACTGAGACGAAGAAGTTCGATGGTATCACTGCTCGTGTGTTTCAACATGAGCTCGATCATTTGAATGGAATCCCGCACACAAAGCGAGCGAATACATATCATATGGAACAAGCAAAAAAGTTAGCGGCGAAAATAAACCGAAAAAACGGTGTACTTAAACCGAAAAATGAGTTATCTTTAGAAGTACAACAAATGATGGATTGGTTAAAAGCATGAGTGAAGATTGGGTAAGAGATATTAATGGTATGCATCGGTATTACGGTGTGAATGAGAAGGTTCAAGATTTTGATGCCGAGAAGCTCAAGCAGTTTCTTCGGTTTCGTATGACGTTCCTCGATGAAGAACTGACTGAAACAAAGAATGCAGTTCGCGATAACGATGCCGAGGAAATCGTTGATGGTCTGATCGACCTGTGTGTCGTGGCCATTGGTACTCTCGATTCGATGGGTATCGATTCGTATGAGGCATGGAATAAGGTACTTCGTGCCAACCTTTCAAAAGAAGTTGGTATCAAGCCTGAACGACCGAATCCTCTCGGTCTTCCAGATCTGATCAAACCTGCCGGCTGGAAGGCTCCGAGCCATGCTAACAACCATGGATTGCTCACAAAACTAAAAAAATAGTTTTGTTTCGAAAATAAAGCATGTACAATTAATCCAATTCTTGGTAAGGTGGACCTATAATCAAGAAGGAAATAATTATGACTGCTTTTACCAAACAAAATTTAGTTATCAGTGGCGATTATGTTTTTTACCAGCCTCACGCTGACAACTACTGGGAAGACCGCAAGTTTGTTGCCCGCTTCAAACACCGTGGGCCAGTTACCAAATCGAAGTTCATCAAGACTCTGATCAACCACTACTCGGTAGAAACCTACTTCAATCGTTTGGCCGGCGCTTACAACGCTCAAGGTGAAGCACCTCTGCAGATCCTTATGAATGACAACATTCTGATCTTCGATAGCGAAAATCGCAAGTTCATCCTTGACGGAAAGGTACTGTAATGGGTAAGCAACTTACCGATCAGCAAAAATATGATAAGTATGTTGCTTTGGCAAATGTTATCATCGGCAATCATTCATTATTTCGGGATAAACCTCTCGAGCGGCAGATTGCCATTAATGGAATCCGTAATTTGCTATTCGATTCTCCTAGTACTTTCAGCGGACTTGTTTCTGAAAAAGGCCAACATCTTAAAACCACTGAGTTGGTAAAGGAGCATTTTTATCCTCGCCAAGCGAGTGCATATAAAATGTTTGAGATGCTCGATGCCGGCGCTACAAAAGATGAGATAGTTAATTTCATTAAAATGTCATGCCAAGTTCACTATGTGACAAAAGAAGAAAATGAAGCGCTCAAGCCATATCAAAAACTTGGTTCAGGTTATGATACATGGGAAGAGCAATACGCCGCAGTTGTGATTGACGGCGTTAAGGGCATCAAGCTAGTTCCATATGTTCGAAAGAAACCTGGCCGCAAGCCGAAAAAATAAAATAACTGTGTACATATTATGAAAGCTGTGGTATATTAAAATTATGACCGAACTATTAGAAAAACTCAAAACCATCTTTGCAACAACCGAGCCTGGCTTGGTGATCGATAAAGATTTCCTGCAACTTCGTGAAGATATGAAGGCTCGCCTTAATCAAGGATCTCGAACCGACTTCAAGTTCACCAAAGACGTCGACTGTCTGGTCCTCGAAGAGTGGCTCATCAAGAAAAACATCGTTCTTGGCCCTCTAACTGAGCATCTGACAAAGAATGGTGCATGCGTTTATGACGTCCGCATCGACGATGCTTACATCGATTTCAAATGCATCGATGAGAACCTGTATTATAACGTTTCTGAACAGAAACTGAATACACATCCATGGGTTCAAGCTGGCATCAATGCCGGACTCTTGACTCATTATTGTTTTTATCGGATGCATCGGCCTGAAGATCGACCGCTCCAAGAAAATGATGTGGTGACATTCGAATTAATCAATGTACTTAATTCGCAATATGTAGTAGATTCATTAATGCCTTCCAAATACGAAGGTAAATTTTTAAAGGTGAAAAAGTATGTCTAAAGAACGTGAATCAATTCGAGTCCTCCAAGAATGTGCTGAAATCCAGCTAAAGAAGTCGAAAGACTATCAGAATGATGCGAGTCGCATTCGTCAAGCTGACTACTATCCTCGTGGCGTAGCAACCATCACCGATCTCATCTATGCCAAGACTCTGCGTATGCAGTCTGTCATCGAAGCCATGGAAAAAGATCCTACGTACAAGCCTAACTTCGAATCGATCGAAGATTCGGCAATGGATCTGATCAACTACGCATCGTTCGTAGTATCCTATTGTCGTGGCAAGATGGACGGCCAATCACCTGATCGTGACTTTCTCAACCGTCCAGTAGGAGCGATGAAGAATGTTGAAGGTTGAAGATATTCGTAAACACTTCATCAACGAACTTCTCGACGATCATTACGTCACAGACAAGACTGGTGTCAAAACCATCGAGATGATTGGTGCTACCTTCGAAGCAGATGAACCAACCATCTTCGGTGAAGTCAATGAAGAGTATGTCGAGCGCGAACTTCAATGGTATCAGTCGATGTCACTCAGTGTTAACGATATTCCTGGTAAGACTCCTGCAATTTGGCAGCAAGTCGCTGATAAGTATGGCTACATCAACTCGAATTATGGTTGGGCTATCTGGCATGAAGATAACTTCGATCAATATAATCATGTTCTGAAAGAACTTCGTGATAATCCAAACAGTCGTCGTGCTGTGATGATCTACACTCGTCCTACGATGTGGTACGACTACAACTATAATGGCATGTCAGACTTCATGTGCACCAATGCAGTACAGTATATGATTCGTGACGATCAGTTGGTAGCCATAGTTCAAATGCGGTCGAACGACGTTGTCTTCGGCTATCGCAATGACTATGCGTGGCAAAAGCACGTCGTCGATAAGCTGGCTGCTGAACTCGGTATCAACAGCACTAAGATTATCTGGCATGTCGGTAACCTCCATGTATATGAGAGGCACTTTGATAAGGTAAAGTAATGAAAGACGTTTTATATTATTCTTCCATTAGCGGCCACAAGATCAGCGACGATGTTGTGGTCGTTGGCTTGTGTCCATCGAGCAACGATGTTCGTTCGAGATCTGACACATACTGGAGGCTGAAGAACTGGATGAACATCGTAGGTCAATACGACTATGATTTCTATAACGTGATTCCTGACATTGTCGATGCAGAACCGAAGATGACGAACGTCAATCTTAACGATATAAATACTAAGCTAAGCAAGTTTAAGGATAAGAAGGTGATTGCCCTTGGCAACTTTCCTTCGAAGGTTCTCGATAAGCTAGGCATTCACCATCTCAAGATCGGTCATCCTTCGATGCGTAATAGAAAGTGGAATGACTTTCGTAACGTAACGATGACTCTTGAAAATATGAAAGATTACTTGCGTGGAACTCACTGAATATTATGACGAGTACATCCGATATTTCTATCTAGCAAAAGATCAGCAAGCCAAGTGTAATCTTGGTTCTGTTCCATACCTCGAATCAAATATGAACGACGACCTTCTCGAGAACGTAGAGCTCTATGACGTCGTCGAACGTAAGTTTGCGGGCTTCTCACAAATCGTCAATGACGTGTTTTATGGTTGGACTCCTGAACATCCTTATTGGGAGAAGATGGAGAAAGGTCATCACACATACCAACGTAAGACGATTGCCACCGACTGGACAGGAAAGCAATCGGACTTTCAACTTGCAGAATGGCTCTACGTCTTTCTTCTCCATCGTGTGACTGGTTCTGGTATCAACTACTCAGTCAAACCTTCAGGTTATTCGAACACGGTTCTTCCGCATCTCTACAAGTTTAAAACTATCGAAGAGATGACGCGGTTCATCAACGTTTATCCATATCCATTCTACACTTCAGTAGGTTATCAGTTTCCTTCCTTTCCAAAGCCGAAGCCAGGTTACAAGAGAGGTGGAGACTATTACCTTTCTGAATATGCGCCGCGTCTTTGTCGAGAAATGGCAGAGTGGCTCGAAGGTAATAATCAAAAGAAAGATCTCCGCGAAATCGGAGAATGGATGTTTGACTGGAATACCAAGAATGGACTTCGTGTTTATCGATTCCAGTATGCGGCATTCGTCGCAGATATCGCAGATTGGTTTCCACAATATGTCAATCTTGAAAGCCCATTCTATTATGGTACAAATGCTGTCGAGTGCATCTCATATCTGGCAAACAACACTGATAAGTTGCAAAAAGAAAAGTTCCTCGATAAGGTAATGGAGAAGATCTATGCAGACACAGGTGCGTTCCCCTACAATGCAGAAGATGTATGTTGCGACTTTATCCGATGGGTCGAGAACTATGTCAAGCCAGGATCAGGATATAACCATCTTTGCTTTGATTCCGTCTGGTCTTCTTGCAGAATTAAAGATCACCCATATGGAAGACAGCGAGCGATGCTGGATCTGGGCTTAGTTCGAACATTCAATGGCATGACAAACCATCCATCCGACGATACTGTTCTCAAGCAAGTTGGCATGAGCGTAGCAGACTATAAGGAAAAAGTCAATGAATATGTTAACGCAGCTGCTCGGTGAGCATGAATTTGATATTGAATATCCTAACATTGCCGAAGTCGAGTATGACGACAAAGGCAAACCGAAACAATCATGGATGAAAGATTGGACTCAAGAAGAGAGGACCGAAAAGTTCTTTGAGTTCTGTCGTGAGTATGACTTGCGCCGTGACTCGCTTCTTCGTGATAACTATCAACAGTTCAGCCATCGTCTCCATTGGCATGAGTGTCCGTTCGTTGATGAGATTGCCAAAGAGAACGACTTTCAAACAATACTTGAAGCATGTCTGATCTTCTCTTTTAGTAACGAGCATTGGAAAACTTTTCGAGCGTGGCAAACCGGTGGTCCAAAAGCCATGCGCACTCGATTTATATCTGAACGACATGCTCGCTCAGATCTTTTTCAAATTTACTATCCGAAAGACACAAGCGTAAAAGATTGGCTGTGTGAAGTTCCTACATTATTTGCAGAAAGACATGCCGAAAGGTTGTTTGCAAAAATCAATCGACCTTATACAATGATGGAGTTCGCAAAGAAACTTAATCAAATTTTTGTCGAGGAATTTGGCTTTCGTAATGCCATGTATCCTTGTAAGAATGCGGCTCGACATGTCGCGATGACTCATCCAAACTGGGTGGATCCTGATTCGTTTCTTCATGGTGGTACAGGCTACTTCGATGGACTGAGTCAAGTGTTCGATTGTCCAAACCTCATGAGTAAGAGTAAGTACGAGATCAACGAGTTCGGCGAGTATATCGCTTTGAATGATGCGGCGAAGATGCAAGTCGAGCATATGGATTACCTCAAAGCTCATCCATCAAATCCCATTCATACGCACAACTATCTCAACCTTGAAGATAAGCTATGCATGCATTATAAATATATGGCAGTCAAGCTTGGCGTGAAGTCGCAAACGATGCAAATCCCATATGATTGGGTATATCCCATTGAATGGTCTCTCAAAACAAATAGATATGATAGGCTGATGAATGGCGCATAATAAACATGTCACCGACGGTGTGAACAAAGACGTAGGCATTTACGGTTGGGAAAAAGCCAGAGAGTATTACCTCAACCTTGCCGAGACATGGACTGATCCATATCCTGATCCAGTCATAACAGTACACGATGGCATTCGTTGTGTACGAGATGATTTGATTACAGGAACGAAGGTTCGCGGCGGTGATTGTCTACTCTCTAGAATCAATCAGTCGACGATCGTGTATGTGCAACCTCGCACCGGACTCGCTGGCGTTTCTCTTCTCGATGTAGCAAAACGCCACAACAAGAAGGTGAAGTTGTTTATGCCTTCTTCACAAACAATTTCTCATCATCAGGCATGCTGCATCGAACAAGGCGCAGATGTCGAGTTTCATCGCATCGCTGCGATGCCAAATCTGAACAAGATTGCCAAAGATTGGGCAGATTCTCAAGAAGATGCATTCTTCGTTCCACTCGGTCTGAAGCACGAGTTAGTCACTGCTGGTATCGTGAAGGCTGCATCGAAGATCGAAGCACCTGATGAGGTGTATGTAGCCATCTCGACGGGTGTTCTGTCACGTGCAATGCAAATCGCATGGCCAAATGCCAAGTTCCACTCAGTTGCAGTGTCTCGTAACCTAAAAGCAGGCGAACTCGGTCGAGCTGAAGTCATCTCTGAACCGATGCCATTTCAGCAGAGCGAGAAGGCAGAAAATCTTCCACCTTTTCCTTGCATAGATACTTACGATGGCAAGGTTTGGAAATATATTCCAAAGAATACTGGTAAGAATATATTGTTTTGGAATGTTGGCAAACAACCGGTACTCAATGATCCTACGATATATGATCGCGTAAATAGTTACCGTGATTGGCTAAAAAATGATGTACAATATAGGCAACTTGATATATAAGGGATAATATGAACATATTACTCACATCCCCATTCACTCCCGTTTCTTCCAACATTCATTCGCATCGAGCAGCGCAGGCTGCCATCTATGCGGAGCAGTTGAGTAGTTTAGGTAAAGTCCATCTCGATCGCACTGGAGACATTCATCCAGAGCCAGCATCGTTCGATCAAGCCTATACTTATCATGGCAATGATTGGTTTGGCTCTCTAAACCTTTTCGGAGGCATGAAAAATTATAGTAATATCGATAAGCTAATTCGATACTCGAATCTAAAGGCTCCTGTCTATTCATTATGGATCGATCATCCGAAGTACAGCGAGATGTTAAAGCCTCGACTTGATGGTGATATCCATCCTGATTGGCATCTTGTTGATTGGGAAAATCTAAAGAAGATTGAAGATACTGCCATTACAGTCCGCGAAATTGAAACTACGAATCGAGCAATTGCTGGAGATAGTCATGCCATTTGCATGTATCGTCCAACTTGGTTTGTCAATTCTGTTCCATTTAAAACTTTGCACGGTGCATTGAAAGAAGGTCTACAAACTTTCATCGAACCACATCACAAGATCGCAGAGTTTTATTTCGGTAACATCGACGTACGTCATCACCTTAATCGCTTGCCAAATATGGAACAAAGGACTCGTAATTTGGCAAATAGATATCATGAACAGTTGGTATCTCTCGATCTTGAAGAAGTATCAGCGTATGAACTTCTTCCAATCGAAAACGAATCTCGAATTCTTCCAAAGACCGGTTACTATAAAGGCTCACCATTCTACGGATCATGGGAACAACGCAATAAAGCTCGTCTTATCTTTAAGGATGAGATGAAGAATCTTTGTGCGAAGAGTAGAGTAAACTTTATTGATTGGGTAGATCCTTTACTCAACAATAGCGGTGAGCTCGACTTTGAATGCATGGAAAAACCGAAGTCTGTACACCTCTCTCGAAATTCTTATCCGCACTGGCAAGGTCGCAAATGGAGTGGATTATCTGAAAACAAACCCGCAACTCTAGAGGATTTCTTTGCATGAAAACAAGTAAGTATATAATGAATGAACACGATGATAATACAATATCGATTACTGAAGCAGTAGAGAATCTTTCGGCCACACGCACAAATTTTATTCCAGAAATTACAGCGAAGCATCTCAGTGTGTATAAATATAATGAAGGCGAATCTCTGAAGGAGATCCAGTCTTACATCGATGCTACTTACGAGCAGCACTATTCCCGAAATAAATATCAAGCAACAGAATTCATCATTGACGCTGGTCATGGAACTGGTTTCAATATCGGGAATATGATGAAGTACACTCAACGATACGGTCGTAAGGGTGATCCCGCCGAATGGCGAAAGGACCTGATGAAGGTTATCCACTACGCAATTATGCAACTCCACGTTCATGATACTGAAAATAAGGATTAATTATGGGTATTGAAATTAATGTTCCAATGGAAGAGCTCAGAAAGCGCAAGCTCTTCATCGCCGCACCAATGTATGGCGGTCAATGCGCAGGTATGTTTACACGTTCGATTGCAGATCTCTCTGCACTCTGCACACACTACGGAATCCAAGTCAGATTCTACTTCTTGTTTAACGAGTCTCTGATTACTCGAGCACGTAACTACTGCGCCGATGAGTTCATGCGTTCAGGCGATACACACTTGATGTTCATCGACTCTGATATTGGATTCAATCCGAATGACGTGATCGCGCTACTTGCTCTACAAAATCCTGATCCATCAGTAGATAACTACGACATCATCGCTGGTCCATATCCTAAGAAGTGCATCAGTTGGGAAAAGATTAAGCTTGCTGTCGATAAGGGCATGGCTGACGAAAATCCAAACGATCTTGAAAAGTTTGTTGGTGATTACGTCTTCAATCCAACAGGTGAAACCCGAGAGATTGCTCTTGGTCAACCAGTCGAAGTACTTGAATCCGGAACTGGATTCATGATGATTCGCCGCCAAACTTTTGAGAAATTTCAAGAAGCTTATCCTCAGCAGTTCTACAAACCTGATCACGTTCGTACAGAACACTTCGATGGTAGTCGTGAAATCATGGCTTACTTTGATACGCCGATCGATCATAAGCGTACGAACATCAATGCCGAGCTTGAAGAATACTTGAAAAAGAATCCAAAAGCAAAAGCAAAAGAGATTGTAGACTTTGTGAAAGATCCGAACAATGGTTTGATCAAAGATTACTCGAAGCGCTACCTCTCTGAAGATTACATGTTCTGTCAGTGGGTTCGCAATGCTGGTATGCATGTATGGCTTTGCCCATGGATGGAACTGAAGCACGTTGGTTCGTATGTCTTTGGTGGTTCTCTACCAGATATTGCACGTATCGGTGCAGCTGCAACTGCAGATCCTTCTGCACTCGGTAAAAACAAATAATGGTGTACAATTAATACAATCGTTGGTATATTGAATATTCCGAACATATGGAGATTTATTATGAAATTAGATAATGATACGTTGCAAGTACTCAAGAACTTCTCGGCTATTAACAAGAACATTATGTTCAAGCCTGGAAATGTGATTCGTACTATTTCGAGTACAAAATCTGTTCTTGCAAAAGCAACAATTAAACAAGACTTCGAGAAAGGTTTTGCCGTATATGACCTCTCACGGTTTATCGGCACTCTTTCCTTGTTTAATGATCCTGAGATTGAAATCAAGGATTCGTACGTCGAACTCATCGAAGGCAACAATCGGTTTCAGTACGCTGTCACTGATCCTTCGCTGATCATCGTTCCACCAGATCGTGAGATTGAATTGCCCAATCCTGAAGTCAACTGCTTGATTTCAGAAGAAGCACTCAATCGAGTGATGAAGGCTCTGGCAGTTTCTCAGCTTCCTGAAATCGCCATCGTTGGTAAGAACGGCAAGATCTTGCTTCAGGCTGTCG